ATAATTGTTAAGACCTCCGTGAAACTGGTTTATGCTGAATGGGGCTTTAGGCATTACTTCTTTCGCTTCTTCTTAGACCTCTTCTTTTTAGGGGGTCTACCTACTTTGTTACCGTATGTTCCTTTTCCTTTTGGCATCAGTTTCTCCTTAATCCTTCTGTGAATTTCTTTAAGCCATTAACCACTATGTTGTCAATAGCGTCAACAACCCAAGGCTCTACTATTTTATTCCACACGCCTTTTGTTAATTTGTACTTTGACAGCCCCAGTGTACAGGCTACTCCTGCTCCGTACATAAACACCCCAAACTTTGCTTTTAACACATCATTCGGAATCTTCTTGAGTACCCACGCTACCACAACTCCTGCAAGTCCTGCTCCTGCGTATGCTGCCGCTTCGCTCCCTAACTTCGCTACTAATAAGTCTATCATCTGTTTCTCCTTGTTCTGGGTATAATTCCCCGTTTATTACATGAATGTGATCCACATCACAATAAGGTGGACATTCGTAGTTCTTTGGCTTTTCATCGAGGTTTTCACCATATTTGTTTATAATCACTGATATTATAAATAATATAATCTTTCCCCAGTCTGACATTCTTCATAACCATTTCCACTCTATCAGTTCCCATTTACAAGTTCTCCCCAAATAGAGCATTTACCATCTATTATCTGTACTACATTCACTGTGAACCTGCCTTCCTCATAAAAATCTACTATAGCAAACGCATGTGCCCAATTTACATTTCTATGTGACAACCATTCGTTTTTATCGCTACTCATGTCTTTTAAACACCCTATTGACCATGCCGCTTTTGGACCATCCATGTGTGTAGCGGTCATGTGCTGCAAATCGTGCCAATGCCCATACATAACATTACAGCCCAACTTCCTGAGATGATTCGCAGCATGATATTGACCGCCATATTGATGCCCGTGATAAAAGTATAATTTCCCTATACGAAGATGTTTCCCGAAGGGATGATAGTTATATCCCCTCTCATCTAACATTACTGCACTTTTGAAAGTATATCGAGAAATATAAGGATGTTCTTCAACAAAGGCATTTAACCAATTATCATGGTTCCCTTCTGTAATATGTTTTTCCTTACAGCCTACCTTGTCTAAAGACTCATCTATCCTATCCATACCTGTATTGACATCTATTATATCTGTCTCAAGGTCTGGGATCAGGTACTCTAATGGAGGTCTTCTTTTCCGTTTAAACTTCCAATGAGAGAAATTCTCCCATTCGCCAACATCCCCTAAGTCTACATAAATATCCGGTTTGACAATCTCTATAGCCTTACATAAGACTTTTATAGCAGGATCGTCAGCATAAGGGAAATGCTTGTCAGGAGTAACTACACACCGCCTAACAGGACTCTTGCCCATATATACCTCTTATTATTTTGCCTTTGGTCCTTTTGGTTTTGGTTTTGGTTTTGGTTTAGGTGTAGGCAGTGGAGCCACTTTTGGCATGGTTAACGTAGCCCGTCCAGCCGTGCCTGAGTCTGAGCCATAATTTGGAGAATGAGACATATCGCCACCCATTCCACCCATAGCCCCACCGCCAAAGGCATCCGATCCACCGCCACCTGACTTTGATTCTTCACCAAATAACTTTTCTTTACCTAAGTATTTCTTTCCCATGATTGCTCCTTTTTTTATCCTATGTATGCTAATATTGCAGCATCTGTGCCGCTATCAATTTTTACACTTTTAAATGGACCATACACAATGTCCCCTGCGGCTAAATGAATCCTTACTGTTGAACTTGTACCACTTTCTCCAATATAAGTACCTATATCCACTGTAATTGCCCCGTTAGTATTTAATCCACTATTAGGGTCTGTTACATTTTTAATTGCCACCCACTGGTTTACATCTTTATGATATATAGTCGTTGGTCCGCTTGTACCTTCACCTGACCAAAATGTTCTGCTTGTGCTGTTTATAAATTTAAACCCTGCTTGTCCCAATGTAAGATTGGAAGCAAACTCACCGGAGTATTGTGTTATTCCTTTATGATTCATTTTAAGTCCTTCCTTATCTTAACTATTATATGAATGATTGTTGCTATACCTATCCCTATCCTAACAATATCAGGTAGGGCTTCCCAGAAGGTAATTAATATCCCTCCTGTCCCCTTCATTGCTGTTCCAACAGGGGAGTTTATTATGTGTCGCAGTGTGTCCATTCTACCCTCCATTTGCCTCTATAAAATGCTTAATGGTCCCACGACCCTTATGAGAGTTGTAAACCCGTTTCCAGTATTTAGCCTGTGCCTCGATGTCCCCTACCTTTGGTAAAGGATGCGGGTCTCTGCGATATTTTAACCTACAAAATGCTACTTGCAGTGCGATGCTACTCATAACACACATCTCTGCTTTAGTATCATCAAATCCAATTCCCCATAATTTTGTTTTTAATTCTGGTCTGTACATAGCATAGTTATCCCATGTGTCTAAGATTGTATCGGGTTCGACTTGGAAAAATCCTACAGCCGGACCTCCTCTTTGTGATAGCGCTCTGTACCCTGACTCTGCCTCGCCTGTTTTAAATATTAGTTCTGATGCTTCCTCTGAGTTCATGTCAAGTTTATCTAAAGTATAATTAATAATTTTCTTTATGTCTCGTCTCATCTTAATCCTAATGTTTTGTCTACATATAATCGCCCTGACCCATGCGTATGATTCTTGCTTACAAACGCCTTCGCATCTTTTATTATATCATCATAGGACCTCTTAAAGTATTGTGCTAACTGCACCCCTTCAGGAGTCCTTTCATAAGACTTTTGCAGTACATACGCAACAATACCTTCATGGAACTGGCTTGGTATATCTCCATTCACTAAGTCTAAATCGGTTGACTCTACATCTACAGGTGTAGCCTTTTTTACATATTGAATTTTGACTGTAGCCGCTGTCTCAGGGGAATAGACTTTATTGTCCTTGTTGGAAACATAGGCTATACCAATATCCCCTTGCTCTACCCACCAGAAGTATTGGTCTATCGTTCTTTCATAGACTGGTTGTGCCATTATTCATCCCTCTCAATAGGTTTATTCAAGATAAGCGGTATGCGTGTTCCTTTCCCGGTTCCATAATCATAGTAGACATCAACAATCTCTAAGATAGTGTCTGACCCCCCTATAGTGGATAATGAATAGTACCTCTGGTCTGCTGTTACATTGAATGTATTAGAATCTCTTACAATCTTTGTTTTTGCAGACATATCCTCTAAGGCTTGGTTAACAAGAAGAATTATCTCCTTTTGCCCCATCTTAGGGTGGTGTTGCTGTACACGCTCTATCATCTCTCTATAGGTCACGATTGAATACCCCACATTATATCTACTTTACAGGTACTCGATGCTGAGGATTTAATATTAATCACTGCTGACCCTGCCAGTCCATCTAATCTGAGTAAGCAACTATCGCCTACACCGCTCAACTTTATGGGATAAGTTGCATCTGAGTCTAATGATATTACACAGTCTTGATTTGCATCAGTAGTTTTCCCATATATCTTTACAAACAACACATCAACGCCTGTTAAGGTCTTCCCTGTAATTGTATCTAAATCTACTGGAATCGCAGTAGTCGTATATTCTGTATATCCTATATTATCTGCACCTGACCCACAACTAACCTCAAGTGTTCCACCTACACTTTTTTCTACATTTGAATGGATCATCCTCGCAATGTCATTTGGGGCTGTCGCAGCATCATAACCTGCAAGTTCTACTTCTTCGATGGGGGTTGCACTCGTTGAATATTGTAATTTGTAATTTGTCGCCATTATCTACTCCTTTGCTCTGTAGGGGTTTTAGACTCAGTTGTTAACACACCAAATATTTCATTATATTCTCGCTCTAATAAAAGGTATTTTCCTTGTAGCAGTTGTTGTTCATTCACTACTTTGTTGACTTGTGCGGAATAATTTGATATTTCTGATTGTGCATCAGCAGTATAAGACTCCACCTCTACTTTAAACTTATTAAGTTTATTGTCATTGTTTTTGCTTGTCTCTTGCAAGTCTGCATTGAATTTAGCCAGATCATTCTGAAACTTTTGTGTTGATGCCTGTAGTTCATTTGAATGTTTGGCTGTCTCTGCTGATACTTGTGCTGAGTATTTTTCTATATCATATTTTGTCTCTGCTCCATATTGCTCGATAGCCTTTTGGACTTTACGAGCATATAATTGAAATTCACTTGAATAATTTTGTGTAGCCTTCTGTATATCGGCTTGATATTTCGATATATTCGAGGTTATTTGGGCTTGTTCTTCTTGCAGTTTGTGTTCCTCGTTATGGATAAGTTCTTGTATTTTTGCCTTATATACCTCTGAATCATTTTGATATTGGTTAGATGCATTTTGAACTTGTGCTTGAAATTCTGTAACTTGTGATGAGATAATTTGTGCTTGTGCTTGTGCCAATTCAATATCTTCATCAGTTTGTACATATTGGGTTGCCTTTATAAAATCAGGGTTTGACATAACAGGGTTAGCGTATTCAGGCTCTGCTATAGAGGAAATATCAATATTCCCTACTGTTATTGATGGAGCCTCTGGTGATGCAACATTAAATAGTACAGGCTCATCTATACTGCTAAAATCTATATCAACATCACCCGGTGGATTTGGGATAACAAATTGAGCAGGTTCAGAAAAAGTTGGTAGTATTTCTGACACTTCATCAAAACTTATGTTAGCAGGTAATGATGGTAAACTCACATCCGTAGGTAGCGATAAATCTGCCATCTTTTTTAACAATACTCTTTGTGCAGCAAACAACACAACTGCCCTATACTTGCTTTCCGGGAAGTTTGCGATCTCATCCAGAGCATCTATCCCGTTTGTTATAGCAGGCTTTACAAGCCTTGCCCTTCCTACTGCTCTCTCATACCAACCTGTTTGGGGGTCTGTGAAAACTATTTCGCAAGTAAATGATGTTGAGTCTATCGATGTAACTTCGTGGGTTCCATTATAGTCTTCAGTTTGTGATATTTCTACATAATCTCCCAGTACAACTTTATGGCTTCCTACATTGAATTTTGTGTAAGATGCTGTTGTGCCTTGTTCAGTTGATGTAATAGATCCTTCATCGTTTCCGGGGTCTGGAAGTATCTTTAATAAATCATCTTCTATATAATATACAGGGTCTCCTTCTAACGCCTCATAAATGCTCCCTGATAGTTCTGCCTGTTTTGACATCTGTGGAGATATTTCTCTACAGGTTACATTTTCTCTGGTAACATATAATACCCAATAAGCGTTGTCTAAATCTTCCCCTGCATTATTTAACACTACTAACTCACTAAATTTTGACAAATCTTTAGGTTGATATTTTGAAACCTTCTCAATAACATCTTTAATACCGTGATGGATTGCACTTACTGTAAAAAATGTGGAAGGAATCTCTCCTGCTAAGTCGGTTATCTGTTCTGTGAAATCAGCCAATTTTCTCTCCTACATATACATTCTTTAAGATAATAAATTCATTCGCACTTTGGTTGGCAGCACTAACTCCCTCTATATGCACATAAGGATGTCCAGTTGCAATTTTTTCAAAGTCTGCCCACACCCTAACAACATCTCCATCTGAATAATTGCTTGACCCCCATATTTTTGCATTACTTGCATTGGTTTCTGTGCCATAATCTGTTAGATATTTACTTGCCCCAGAATAATCCCACAGTTTGATCCTTAAATTGCTGTCTGTAAATGAGAATGCTATATCTAATACTATCCGATAATCCTCTCCATTGGTTAAGTCTCTACTTAAATCATGTGAATCTCTTAATGTATTCTTCATCAAACTGTCATTTGAGCAGTTCCATGACAATCCAACATTTCCCCCCAACACAGTACCATCATCATCAGCAGAGTATCTTTGCCATCCATAAGTGTCTACACCTACTTCTGAGACAGTCCCAAGAAATGTCCCATTTGGAGTTATTTTTGACGCATCATCATCTACGAGTTGCTCACCATAAGACTCTACATGAGGATGTTTAGTAGGGAGAAGTTCTCCCTTCATAATATTATAACCAACGCCTAACATCTATCATCCTAAGTAGGCAATAACAGTCTTTCCAGATGTGGTACATTCTATGGCTTTGAAATCGCCATATATAACACCACCGGAAACTAAATTCCCTGTATATGAATCTGCGTTATTTAAGTGGTCGGATTTTGTGGCTACGACAGCAACAGTTACATCATTTGGGTTATAAACCCCAACATATTCTCCTGTGAGTGCTGAACTGCCTTGTGTGTGTGTCTTGAATCCTAATTGTCCAAGAGCGATGTTTTGTGCTTCAACTACCGTATATCGGTGTTTCCCTTTACTAAATTGTGCCATATTGACCTCCTACTCTAAGGACTGGCTGTCCGTGAATGAGTTAGTGATGGTCCACCGCCCTGCAACAAGGAGGCAAGTCCCATGCAAGGCGGCTTCACAATGTTATTGGTTACGCAAGTATCTTCGCAGACCTTAACAACGCTAATAGAGCATCAACTTTATCAGAAATATCCTGCACCTCTGACTGACTATATGTGCCACTAATAGTTTGGTTTAAATCAGATGGATCTGCCTGTGGAATCGCAGGCAACAGAGCATCTAACTCAACCGCTTCAGCGTTTGTAATTTCTGCTGATGGATTATTTGCTAACCAGTATTTACCTTTTGCTTGTGCCATGATTATTCCCTCCTATTTCCAGAGTGCGTGTGCTTCGGGCATAGACCATTCAAAACCTGCTTCGGTTAAGATCATGTCTACCCGTTTATCCGTACCTGTATTTTCGAGGGTCTGAACACCTGCATAAATCGTAGTGTCACGATTCAAGCCATTTCCAACAAGTGGACGATATTTAACATGCTTCATGTTTACACCAAGCATCTTAACACCGGAGCCATCTAAGTGGATATTCCGTGCAACATTCATGTCACCATACACAGTTGAGATTGTGGTGAAGTCCACCCCAAACACATTCTTTCTGCCAGTAGCAGCAAAGTTTGAACTGAAGTTGGTTGACAATTCAAGGTTGTTTCGGAAATAACCGCTTAGTTTATGCAACCAGTTGTAAGTCTGTGTATCACAGAAGAACAAGGTCGCATTAGCATTGTTGTACCGAGGATCTAAGAACTGTGATAAGTCCTCTAAGAAGTCATCTTGAGTCTTACTTGCAAGTGTCAAATCAAAGATGTTGCCATTTTGCAAGATGTAATCAACAGCACCCTGAGTCTTATAACTAACCTCAGAATTAACTGTATGTTTACCTTGAGAACTAAACAGAGCAGTCTGTTCAATATCCCATTTATGTTCAATAAGTTTGTCTTTCCAAACTCTTGCCCATTCATTTGGCTCATACTTCAGAGTAGTTGCTCTTGCAGTATTAGTCATACCAAACTCAGACCGGAATATCTGGGTATACCCATAACCAGTTGAGTAAGGATTATCAAGCCAATTTTCCTCAAGCAGGGTTGAACCCTCTTTAGACGCATTACCAACAACATAAGACCTACGAGGCTCTAAGTCATTTGCAATAGTCTTTGAGTTATTAGATAACATTGATGCACTAACCACTGGATCATCAGAATAGTAATTACAAAGTTCACCATCTGAGGCTTTAATCACCTGACCAATAACCTGAGTTGCAGCATACCAGTTAGCGGCAGTTGCACCAGAAGGCAACGCACCTGCTTCCCAGTCAAGTGCACTTGCTGAAGCACCTGCGTCAGCAGTATGACATATATGACCTTGAACCACAGAATCAGATGCTGAACTAATCTGAACCAAAGCATAATCATTAACTTCATTACTTCCACCACTATCTGAGGAAGTGTTTACTTTAATAATCTGATTGCTTACATAAAATGAGGGGGCAGTTCCTTGGTCTCCTACAGAGATAGAACCTGCTCCAATTACATTTCCGATGTTCCCGGCAGATTTATAATCAGCACCCATCCATAGATAAACAGGGGCATCTAATGCGTAGTTAAATGTCGCATCAGAACCAGTTTCACCAATATTGTTTACAGTTGAATTGGCGCTATGCCCAATTACATAACCGTAACGCTTCATCCATGACTGGCGTTTCTCTGTGTATTTAAACTCTGGATCATCCGTAGGTTTCTTGCCAATGGCGGCAACAATACGGAAAAATGGGGTTTGTGAGATTGAAAGTTCAGTAAATTTATCTGCGAAGTTATACTTTCTACGCAGATCTCCAGTTGCGAGTGAACTCGATGCAGGACTCCATCCGGATGCTTGGGATTCACTTAATCCACTTACATCACTGAGTACCTTTGAGCCACTATAGTCGTTAATTGCCATAAGTCTATCGCTCCTTTCACGAAGATTTAATTAAAGTTCGATAAACTTATGTATGAAGTTTAGTCGAACAGGTTATCCATATCCAAATCAAGAGATTTCAACTGATTAAACACTAAATCATCGTGCTTTACTTCAGTTGTATCAACACTACCCTGTCCACTTAAACTTGTCGGTGTACCTTGTGCCTTTTTCATCTGTGACAGAACTTCCTGTTTGGTGTTTTTTGCCACATTCTTATTATTAGCATCTCGGTTTACAATAAGATTAATGTCATCGTATGTCATTTTCTTACTGTTGGCTTTATCCATCATAACCTCAAACTGCTCCTGAGTCATGCCCGTTCTTTGCATAAAGTCTTCTGCTTCACCTTTCAGTTGTGCTTGATGGGCAACTTCAGCATTTTGTCGCTGAATCTTTTGTACAGTAGAATCAATCTGTTTCTGTACAATTCCGTTTACCACACCATTGAAAACCTTTGACGAGTCAGAACTCGGATTAGTAAAGGCTTCATCAGCATCGAAGATAAAATCTTCTGGAACACCAATAGCCTCTTTAAAGTTCTGAGGTGTTTCACCGCCACCTTCAAGATAGTTTTTAACCATCCCTACAAGTTTGGGGTCTTTCTTCATCACATTCAAAAGAGCAGAATATTGCTCGTTTTGTTTAGCAACCTCTTGATTTTTGCTATTTTCTCGTGATGAGTCCTGATAGCGTTTCTTATATGGGTTGTCATTAGACTCCCATACATCCTCTTTGGTCGGAGTTTCTGCTTGTGCAGGGTCCTGTTCTGGCTGAGGATCCTCGTTAACAAGTGGCTCATCTGCCACTAAACCGTTAACGGAATGTTCTAACGCTGAAAAGAAATCATTTTGGGAGTCAAATATCATATCTTCCACATTCGAGTTACCCTTATCTTGATTATCTTCCATTTACGCTCCTTATTTTGTACCGTAATTTATTCTACTGCCTCTGTTTCTTCCAACCTTTTATTTTTAGGTTTTTCAGGTTTTTCACCTGAATTATTAAGGTCGGCTCCATTTTTAGCATTATTTCGGGCGACTTTCATGTCTGCTTTCGCTTGTGCGACTTCGCCTCTTAATTTTGCTGAGGAGTCTACTACCTGCTTCCTCATTTCCAGTTCACCTGCTTGGACTTTATTTCTAATATTAGCCTGAACAACTTGTCTTTCCAAGGTTTCAATAGTTCCTTCTGCGTTTTTAAGTTGTTCTTCCATTTGTCCAATTTGACCTTGTAATTCTGCATATAATGATTTCCTCTCAACGATTTTTTCTTTATTCTTAATGTCTGTCTCAGCCAGTACAGCGATGTCATCAACAACCCCAAGTTGCAGAAGTTCCTTTAATTCTCCTAAATATGCCCAACGATTCACTGGGAGTGTTTGCCCGGCAACTACTCTAATATCAAATCTTGCTGTTGCATAGTCTTTCCATTTACCAATGGCTTCACCTAAATCATTATAAAGTGGTACATTAATTTCTACTTCCTTCACATCTTGCAGTGCGTTAGGTTGGACTAATCTAAATACCCTATGCGAGGTATATAGATGTTGAGCATAATCTTTTACAACCGTTCCCAGTTGTTTTAATGATGGTTGTACAGCGTTAGTCATCCATTGTTTGATCCGGCGGGTTCCATACTCATCATTTGCTAAAAGTCCCCTGTAGGTATCATGTTGGGACGACATGTCCCCTTGCATGGAGGAATATATCCCTGCCAAGTATTCCATGTCCTGCTTTCCGTATTGAACTATAGATGCAAACGCTGCTGATAGTTGTGCAGGTAATACTTCTTTAGGTGGCTCATAACCAGTGTTGACTGGCAGTAATGCTCCGGGTGCTGTGGCATTTGTTTCCCATATCTCTTTATCTATAGAGCCTTCATAGTACATCCATCTTAATGATGAGCCTAATGAGGCATTATGAATCATTAACTGGTGTGCTTTATTTAATTCTTTTTGTTTTCCTACAAGGGGTGCAACAGCACTCATTGGATAAGGAGTCCCCGTCCATTTATATGGTAGAGGAATTATTGGATAGTGTTCACTTGGTAGGATTTGCTCATATAGCATCTGGTCTCCTACAACACATCTGAGTTTAATTCTTTGTGAGAAGAAGGGTACAGCATCAACAATTTTATCTTTTAAATCACCTTTCATTAAAAGATTATATTCTTTTTTAGAAACCACTACCTGTTCTAAAGAGGATGCTTGTTCTATCGCTTGTGAGAACAATTCATTTTTCTTTTGGTCTAAGGTGGCTTCTGCCTGAACTGCTGCTTTTTTAACCTCTATGTCCAGTCTTTCCTTAATTATTTCACCAGATTCATAGGATTGCATTAAATTCTTTTGTTGCTCTTTGAGTTGAACCATCATCTCATCTCTAACACCAACCATTTGTCCTTCGATGGTTTGTCGGATATTTTGTACATCTTCAGCGGATGGTTCTATTTTGTAAAAAACATTTACATAAGGAACTTTAACTTTGTAATATAATTCATAGTAGTCCATTATCTCATCTTGAGATGCGTCTAAGTTCCATAATTCTGTTATATCTTTGTATTGGAAGTCACTTGCTTCTGATTTTACAACAAGTGCGTAGTCTGATGGGTACTGGGAGTTTGCTTTTTTAATTTTTGAGGCATATTCGGGCATTTCGTTTAATAGTTGTGTTCGGGGGACTACTTTATGACACATCACATAAGAGGAGTCTCTGAACATAATGTCTCTGGACTGTGGATCGACATATATATCAAACGGGTCTAATGAATCGACCTTTACATCTCCAAGCCCATTATCTGAGTTCTTATCTACATATACCCTAAAAGACCCTACAGACTTTGTACAGGAGTCATTAATAACCTGTGAGAGGACTGCTTGTCCATTTGAAATATCCCATATATAATCTGCAACATCTGAGTGTACTGCGGCAGCATCTGAGTCTGAACCTTCTACAGCAACTGCTTCCCAACGGGGCTGGTTGGTTGTGGTGTAAAAATTTAACATTTCAACAATAGGAATTACACGATTGATTGTAAAGGTAGGCATACCTTGATTTTCAAGGGATTCAGCCTCAACTTGGGTTAATTGGTTATCTAAATAGAAATTATGACCTTCTTGGTTTACTCTTTCCCATTTCTGACGAGTATTACCATTCAGGTTGTTATATAATTCTATTGTTTCTAACGCTTTTTTGTTTGGTTTCATCGCCATTAATATCTTCCTTTATTATTAAATAATCTATCCACTGTTTCTTTAAGTTTGTTAACTTTATCTATTAACTTAACAACTATTTTATGAATATTCTTTACTTCCCACGATAAGGTTTGAGTTAAATATCTTAATATAAACATTAACGCTATTGACAAAACCCCTACTACTCCTAAATCCTGAATCCAGTTGTCCATACTTGTAGCCTTTCCCTTTAAGCAATTACCCAACTCCGAGGCTTTGGATTATATCTCTGATATACACCCTCTTTTTCCTTTAATGACTGAGGAGGATGTGCGTATTTTACAGCGTATGCCAACGCATCAATCGTATCATCATGTGCCATTCTTGGTCCAAAAGTTACGATTTCTCTCTGCAAATCATACATAGATTTCTTGATATACATAGACCCTATTGCGAACCTTTGAGCGAGGACTTCTTGTATTCTGTCTCGCTTTGACATTCGTGTTCCGGGTTTTTCTTCTTTAAACTTCACGCTAAAGTCATTTCTTCGTCTCATTTCAGCCATTAATGACTGGAAGACTGGTCTTGACATAGTAGTTTCTTCAATAACAAATAAAGATGGGTGAAAACGGTCATTATAGTCATAAATGTAATCGACAATACCCTTTTTAGGGTCGCCCGGTATTCCAAGAACTGGCAGACTACGCTTACGAATATAATCAAGCACATAAATATTATTATTCCGATCACAAGCAATAGCCAATAAAACACTAAAATCCGAGTCCCTTCTTTCACTATCAGTAGCAGGGTCGACTCCGACCCACACATCTACTGGAGTATGTTTACCGTCTTGTACTAAGTATGAGATTTTATTTTCCTCATCATAATTGTAGGAACCATCCCAATACTGGATATGCCTCATTGTAAAAATCGAATCTTCTTCTGATTGGACTTCCATCATGTATTCCTGCCAGAACTTCTGTGGTTGTCCAGAGTCTTGGTAGAATTTCTTTTTCTCGTCCAATTTTGTTTGTGGAAACCAAGAATCCCATAGAGGAACTCCGTCTTGGATTGCTCTGTATAACATCACTTTCCATGAAAAGTCTTTTTGGTCTTTTTCCGCTCTTTCGTAGTTAATAATGAGATTATTAATAAAACTATCGAAATGCACAGGTGTACCATTAATACGCATCCTGCCACCAGAAGGCTCCAAAGCAGGATAACACACAGCAGTAACCATGTTAGCATTTTTTGAGCGAGATTCTGGTGTGAGCGTGTTGTTTTCGTCTTCAAAGTCATCAAGGACAATAAGGTCGTATCTCTTGTGTAGTTTAGCACCCCCTCTAATGCCGGATATATTTGACTTAGATAGTAGTTTGCATCCATTTGAAAGTTCTATGTCTGTTTCTGTCCACTTTTTACCCTTTAAATTACCAAAATAATATTTGATTCTTTCATTGTATTCGATATGTGATTTGACATAATCCATATTACCTGTTGCTAATTTCTGAGTAGCGGACACCCATCCATAAAAGAGGGGTTCTTTTGCAAAACAAAATGCGTGTAGTATGTCAGCCTTCGTAAGAACCGTCTTACCATGACCTCTGGGCATAATCACAGCCAAGTTATTATGCAAGTGAAGCCCGTCTTCCATAGCGAACATAGTGTCCGCTACCTCGTAATGAAACCATGGGGTCTCGCTCCTTGTATAATCATCTGGCAGAAACAACTTACCAAACGATATTAAGTCTTTACTTGCCTGTACGAGGGCTTCTTCTGCCTTGTTTACATTTTGTGTGTTGATATTCGACATATACCTTATTTCCGTAAAAGAACCCGTAAGGACGCTCAAATACAGGAGCAGTAGTGCTACTCTGTGAGTTCTGGTCTTTCAGCACCTTCTATCTCCTCATTTGAGAATCCTTGAAAGGCTCCTACCACCTGAACGCTCTTACGAGGCTCTACAACCCCATAAGCATCCCAAAGCATCTTCAAAGCAGTATTCCGGTCACTTCCGTTCTTGGAGTTCTCCGCTTCATCTTTTGCTCTGCCAATCAGGTATTCGAGGTCTACATCCAACTTATCAAATACATTTTGTAGTTTCTCATCCAAGAGTTTCTTTATCCTTTCAGTTTTAAGTAATATTACCGCCCTCTTATGGGCATACTTCCGGCTTTTTGCAGAAAACGCTGCAAGGTACGCTTCCACCGGAGGAACCTTCTTCTGTACCAATTTTGCAAAGAATTGTTCCTGATAAGTAGGCTTTTCACGACTCATCAAGGAAACATACCAATTCTCACCCCCCAACTTATGTATATCATTCCTACGCTCAGTGTCCATCTTTGCACTGGGCTCTACACGAAAAGTACCCGTACAGGTAGTCATAATATCCCCCTTACGACGCAGAATCTGAATGATACAGCCATCATCTGCCTCAACCCAATCTCCAGTCTGCCCATCCCTCCAAGGCTTGATTATAAGCCCTTCAGGAACCTCAGACGGATCATCGTAGACATTATGCTCTTTCTTATACGCAGTGTAAGTTCTCACTTCTTGAGTCTCCCCAATGTGTACCCCGAAAGAAAAACCAATATAAAGATAACAAGTTCAAACATATTAAAAAAATTTCCTAAAATTTTGAGGTTATACAAAACTTTACCTAAAAATATCAAGTGAAATATACGAAAAAGGTTATATTCCATCAAAGCAGGAAAACACACCGTTTTAAACTACCATGTCACAAAATCGGTTTTTCTCGTTCACGAGGAGAAAAGTGCCAAACTCCCACTACTGTAGTACAGCGTAATTCCGAAAGCATGTCACAAAAGGGGCAAACCTTAAAAATTGGGGGAAAATAGTGCGTGGTGGTATATATAGGGGTGCCCCCCATGTGCCGGGTTGTGTGGGGGTGCGATTCCGTTACATTCGGCTGGGTGTGGGCGTGTTGGCGGTGGGTGTGGCGTGGCGGTGGTGGTACGGCGGGCGTGAATCGCAGTGAGCGGAGGCGGTGCGGCGGGCTGTGATCCTGTGCCAGTGGTGGAGGGGGCAGGGGTGAGGGTGGTGTGTGTGTGTGGGTGGTGCTGTTACTGTGTGCGTCTTGTCTGGTGTTCTGGTTGTCCCGTTCTTCCCCGTTGTTCTGGGTGTTGTGTTGTTACTGGCTGTTAATAGGTTGTTGCATTCTTTATTGTAGTGTCTGGCTTGTGTCGTGTTATCAATTTATTGCAAATAGTGTTTGGTACTTACTTTCTGGTGGTGTTAATATTGTTACAGATGTTACAACTAAAAAAAAGGAGTTACACACATGGAACACACTAAACGACTGGAAGGAAGAGAACTGATGGAATATATCTCCGCCAGATTTCCAGAGCCTTCCACTACGCCAAGCACTGAGACATTGACAGGCTTAACTTATTCCGTAATTGATGGAGTTTATAAATTGCGGTTCATGGTTGGGGCTTTGCCTGTGTCGATTTCTGCCCGTCATATTGGGGAACTACCTCCAATGTGGAACGGTGGCGAAGACTGGCACAGGGCACATTGTCACAATAAGGTAACAGTTACTAACTTAACCAATAGTAAAAGGTTGTCTTTTGATTTCTGGGCATCTTTAAGTTCTCCAGAATTACGGGGCGTTTCCGATCTTGTAGAGGCGTTTTACTGTTTTCTTGCTGATTGTGAAAGCGGTCAAATGTTGTACTCGGACTTTTGTTCCGAATTTGGCTATGAGGAACACATAACGCTGGAAGATGATCAAGCGTATTTTTTGGGCGGCGGTGATCTGGGCGGTTGTTCTATGTGTGCGGAAGGTGTCCGCATATATAAAGCCTGTGTTACGCATTTAAACGAGTTTAGCCGGGTTTTTGGTCTTGGATGGTTGGAAGACATGAACGAAACAGTAAGCAACTTTATAAACGAATAGGAGGTAAAAACGGGGGGCGGTCTTCGGATCGTCTCCCGTTAATTTATTATGGCTCGTAAATTAGCAGATTCATTTATCAGAGAAGGAACAAGCAGACGCATTCAACTAAAATTTGATGGCGTTGTTATTGGTTGGATTTATGCGGAAGTGTCAAAGTCTGGAGATGTTGAAATTTATCACCATAACGGAGACAGTAAAGGTAAATGGCAATTATTAAAACATATAATTCATTAAGGAGAGGTTATGAATAACCCAGAAGCAATTTTAAAGACTATTGACGATATAAGGACGAAACGAGCAGAACAGGCGGAACTCATCAACCAGTTAGAAATACAGGCTCATTTAGTCATTTTAGGCGTTGATCTGGAGGAAATAGAATGCTATTCACCCTTTCCCCCTGACCGTGTAAACTACCTTATAAAAATGGGTAAATTCCCCCGTTCTTTGTCTGGCTGTGGCGTTCATGCTATCAGACTAAAAGACAAAACAGAAATTTTAATTGATACAACTAACTGGAGGCTTGAAAAATGGCTAACTTAATAACCCTCAATTCTGTTTCTTGTGTTCTTGACCCTGAGACAGGCTATACCTACCCAATTAAAGAAGACAATACCGTAGTTTTGTCCGACGCTGTGTCTCTTGCTGATTGCTGTGACGAGTGGATTGACTCCCTGTCTGACGAAGATTTACGACTGTGTTGCGTAGTTTTTGAAGATACGGGGGCGTTATGGTCATAACAGGAAAAAACATCGAAATATACCGACTATTGACCCTTAAACAGGCTCTCAAATTAGAAATCAATCCGGGACTTCAACGGTCTGGGCGGTCTGCTTATTCACTTATCAAGGAAGAATTTAATCTAAAAGGCTCTAAGGCTAAGGTTCTGGAGCAATTCAACCAAATAATACAGGAGGTTACAAAATGAAAGTATCTAATATAATAGGCAGAGGCTTCAGGGCTGTGCCTAATCAATTTATGATTAAGGGCATACCTGCCGGGTCTTTTTACCATGATGGGGAAAAACTACCGTCTGGTGATGCGTTTCAGTCGTATGAGAGTATTATCTGCTTTATGGCATTTGGCGGTCAAATATACCTTGATATAAACGACTGGGATTATTCCCGTACTACTGGTAAATACCGAAATATCGTACTGGGTGAAGATATTAAGGAAACCCGTAAGAAAATTAAATCCGGTGAGTATATCCTAACAGACCTTAACACTAATTACATGGTGTGGGGGAGAAATGTGTAAACTTATACCCATGTGTGAAGAATGTGGCGGAACTAATTTGTCAAATACTATTGATATTTTTGGCTCTGCCACATTTTGTGAAGATTGTAAGATGATTGTAGAAACCTTTGACCAATTACTAATAGACTTTAAGGGGAATAGATGTACTATAAAGTGATAAGAATGTTTTTTGATAGCGAGGAGTAATAAAATATGAAAATAACAACTAACCCCAAACATCTGGCTGTTAAATGCTCTCCTGTGCGTTCTTTTGATGCCGGGTACATGATAGGTCGGAAATTGATAAATACCTGCTTATTGGG